AATATAGATGAGATTTGGCATTGTACTTCAAAATTTGAAGTCATAAAATACTTTTTTGTTAAATCATTTATTTTAGCTTCAATATCAGCAGTTTTTAATGCTGATAAATTATTTACTAATGGATGCATAATTACCTTAAGTTGGTTTATTAAATTTACCGATATATTTTAAAAATACATTTGCACCGTGATCAACACTCCATGCTTCGATTACATAATATGCATCATTCGTAATTGTTAATGCAGGAAACGACACATCCGGAATTACTGTTCCGCCATTTGATGATGTAATCGAAGTTAACGTTACATCAGTTGACGTTGATGCAGTAAATTGTACTCTAATATTTCCGTATTGCCCGTCGTCTGGCCATTGAATAAATGTAACTGTTGTATCTTGTGCCAACGCATACGCTTGATAAATTCCGTTCCAAAGTGATATGCTTACAGTAACATCACTAACTACGGTTCCGTCAACACCTGGAGTGCTAGTATAGTTACTAGAACCATAGAATTTATTGTATCTGCCATTTACGATAATTCCACCGGCTATATCACTTGTAACTGGATTTACGTTAGTACCATCTAAATTAGTTTTTAATAGTGCTTTATTTTCAAATTGTATAAGTTCGGCTTTGGCTTGTGCCAATGCTAATTGAATTCTCGTAAAATTATCACGGAATCCTTGACTGTCGTTATCAACTCCTGCTACTGGATAGTTAGTAAGAATTGTGTTGGTTATAATACTACTCATATGTGGTTCCTATTATTGAATACAATATATTTATCGGCATCGTAGCCGTTAACTTTAGTTATTGTAAATCTATCAACAGTATAATCAAGTAACTTAAAATCAAAGTTACTATATTTAATGTTTAATAGAATGTCGTTAGCTGTACCATTTTTACAATAACAGATCGGTACTCCTAATACAAAACCTAGTTGTTTTCTATCACCGGGTTGTATAGATCGCATCCATAACGGTAAATAATCCCATTTAACTTTGCCAACATTTGCAATTTGCGATCTCCACATAGAAACATTGTCTTTTGTATACGTAGTATCTTCTAATAACGGATCTACCATATTAACGTAAATCACTTCGTATATTGGAGTTTTAGTACCAGGAATATATGCAATTGCTTTTTGTAAATTTCCAAATTTAAATCGTTTAACATTTTCAGATAATAATTCGTTATACGCTGAAATATGTTTAGTTTCAATACCTGCATATATCACCATTGATAACGTTGATTGCAATCCAAACATTGAATCGTATTGTCTATATAATTTATCTGGAATAAAAATAGATGGGTTATTAATAAATTTAGACCATAATGCTCTATGACTAGGTGTCATATACGGTTTAACATATATGTTACTATAATCAATTTCATTTGGTGTATCAACTGATATTGTAAATGTTTTAGAAATTGCACTAAGCGCATACTGATCATATGCCTCAACTGTAAAATTATAAACACGATCAATCGTAGTACTATTGTTATCAAATGTAGTTTTAGTTGTAGGAGTTAGGTCAAATGATATGATACCATATTTAACATTGGATTTATTAAATGTAGTTGAATTTATTGCTTTTCCGATTTTTGTTGCATTGGCATCAAAAAACGTGTTGTGAGTACGGACACCTAAATTTGGAGTTAAAATATAATCAGTTATGTTAAGGTGTTGTCCAGGTGCCTTCTTTACATTGTAAGTATCAAATGTAACTCGATAGACTGTTGCGTTAACATCAAATACAGTAGTTCTGTTGTCAAAATTAACTTGATTAGAAAATTGTGATACTACTCCTAATATTTCACCGTCATACGATAGTGATAAGCCTGGTGGTAATTTTCCACCCGTTATTACATATGTTATTTGTGCATTTTTTATAGAACTAGCAGCATTAATATTAAATGTCGATATATAACCTGCGTTAATACGTCCTAGGTTTGCCGGTGTATTCCATGTGATGATACTATCAAGTTCGCCTATAATTTTAACAGTAAACGTTCTTGATGCACGATTAGTTTCAGTAGTATCAACATCTCCATATCTAATAGCAGTTACTGTAAACGTGTAGGTTTTAGTAACAGCTGGTTGTACAGGAACACGCCCGTATATTTCGCCTGTTATTAAATCAATGTTCATGTTAGGTGGCAACTTTGTAATATCGTTAATTTCGTAATACACAGCAGTAGTGTCAAAAACATCTAACACCAATGTAACATAATTGTTTGCTCTAAATGTTCCTAAATCAGACGGAGTAAGCCATACCGGAGCTTGAATATATGATACATCAGACGTAAACCATTTAGCATTAGAAACTAATGCCTCAGAATCTGCTCTAAATGTATCAGGATTAACTACGTAAATTTGAAACGTGTGATGCGGCGGCGTTAACGTGTCACCGTCAGTAACTGCTACTACAAATTCGTAAAATCTATTAAGTGTTCGAGGTTGATTTACAAAAAAGAAATCATAACCAATGTAATCATATCGTAGTTCGTCATACCCGTTTTGTCTTTGCTGATTTGCAAAATCATACGGTCCGACATCGTAATACCCGTGATCGTATGTTCCATTTCCTTCAGCAGGTTGTAACGTAGTAACAGATTCAACCACACCGTAAATTTTACCATCAGCAGTAAGTGATAATCCTGGAGGCAACGTTCCTTCAGTAATAAAATAAGTTAATTGTTGACCCGCAATTGTATCAGAATCAACTGCTTCTATTTGATAGTTTACAAATGCATCATCAACAACGTAGAGTTGTTTGTAAATGCCAATATCTAATAAACCTGCAGGCGTTAAAATCACTGGATTATCTGGGCCAGTAATTGTGATAGTAAATGTTCTATCAGATATTTGATTACTGTTACTAGCACGGATACAGAATGAAGAGGTTGTATCTCGCAAAACTTCGTACGGTGTACCAAGAATGCGATTATCACTTAACCATAAGCCGTTAGGCAACTCACCAGATATTTTAGTGTATGTAACACCGTTGTCATTAGCAACAGGTAATTGTAATTCAAAATTAAGGCCTTCTTGAAATGTTCCAAGAGACCCGGAGGATTGTGTCCAAACAGTTAGTGCCATATTTGTTCTCGTTTGCAGTATTTATAAGATTTCTGCGTGTATAATACTTCGCCATAGTTATGATAAATATTAAAAAGAGACTTAACTATGACACATTTATTTACTATTCAAGACGATACTGTTATTATTAATAAATTATCAGTATCCGAAATACACAGTAACCTTGCTATTAAAGGCAATATCATTGCATACGGATCGGTTAATATCAATGGTGATTTATCATCACGTGAGATTACAGCTGATGTTTTGCGAGTTAAAAAATTAATTTCTGAGACTACTGATTTTGGTAACTGGCATGCAAAGACGTTTGACGAACTCAACGGCAAGGGGATTACTTGGAATTGCGATGCAGGATCAGTGCAACTAATTTACCGTACAGGTAATCGTATATGGACAAATAGCAACTTTGACTTATCAGTAGATTCGTCATATATGATTGATAACATTCCAGTGCTAAGTTCAAATAGTTTAGGACAAACTATTACTAGAAGTAACCTTAGACAAGTCGGTGCGTTAACTGCATTATCAGTAATTGGTACTGCATCATTAGGCGGGTTTGCATTCTTTGACGAAACTACTGCAAGGTTAGGATTAGGCACAGACGAACCAACTGCAGCTATTAGTATTTTAGATAATAATGTTGAAATTACTATCGGTAGTCCGGCATCCGGGTTAGCATCGATTGGCACTCATTCAAATCATGATATTGCATTTATTAGTGATAATACTGCTCGCATGACTATAAAAAATTCTGGCGAAATTCACATTAGTGATCAAATTAGTAAGTCAGGAGTTTTACGAGTTTTTGGTTCAATATATGCAGATTCGATAGTATCCGATGTACGGATTAACCGGTCAAGTTCTGTAGAATTTACCGCTACTAAAGACAACAACATTTACGATAAAGGGTTAGAATGGAATACTACTAATTATTCTAAGAAGTTAGTATTAATAGATAATCCATCAAGAGTGTGGACATCTGAATCTATCGACATTGCTAACGAGAGATCATATTTTATTAATGGAGACGAAGTACTTACTAGTAATGCGTTAGGGTTAAAGGTAATAAATTCGTCGTTAGTTACATTAGGTAAATTAACAGAGTTAACAGTAAACGGCAGTACATGGTTAAATGGGTCAGTTACATTAGCAAACCCGTTAACTGTAGATGCAATTACTGTAAGTACTGTTTCTTCAAATGACAGTATATCAATTCTTGCAAATAATACCGATGTAATGTATGCTACTGCAACTGAAATAATTGTAGGGTCAACCAAAGATATGCGCAGGCCAGTTAAAGTATTTGGGCCGTTGTCTATTGGTATTTCTAATCCTGATCCTACTGTTAGTTTATCAGTTAATGGAACTGTAAGTTTTAACAATAAGAAGTTTGTAAATAGTGTAAGTATTCCATCCAACGGATCCTTTTGTAAAGGTGACATTTGTTGGAATGAAAATCCAACAACTAATGGATACGTTGGCTGGATATGTATACAATCGGGCACCCCGGGCGAGTGGAAACCGTTTGGTTTATTAGGAGCGTAATGGATGATGTGAGAAATAAAATAACAGATCATACTGTCGAGTTAGAAGTGATCTATCAGCAGCGTAGATTATGGTTATATGCTAGTTCGTTAGTAGTAGTAGCAGTTATTGGTATTATTGTTAGTTGGTTTTATCTTTCTAGTCTTGATAATAATTTAATTTGGTGGGGAATTATTTCGGTTAGTTTAATAGTTAGTGTAAATTGGTGGTATTGGACAGTTAGTGCAATTGGTAAAATAGTTAGGGCGGTGCATTCTGAATATCAAATATTAAATGAGATTACATCAGATCTTGACCAAATAAAGATTATTGTGAATTGTAAAGAAACAACTGGCAACAGTCCAGCAGTAGATAGTTGTGCTGATATGAAGAAGTAGGTTGACTTCTTGAAGCAATGATTATATAATATAGCTTTTTAATAGACAGGCAATTATATGAAATGGGAAATAGATAAAGAGTTTCATTTTGAAATGGGACACAGAGTATGGGCACAAAAATTAAATCATGTTGAGTTAAGTATTTCAACTGACTGTGCCTGCAAGCATTTACACGGACACAGCTATTCAATTAAAGTATTTTTAGGTTCTGATACGTTAGATCATTCAGAAATGGTTACAGACTTTAAGAATTTAAACTTTATGAAACAATTTGTAGATGATGTGCTAGATCATAAGTTTATGATTGATATCAATGATCCAAACTTTAAGTTAATTACAGGTAACGAATGGAGCAAAGCCAAACACCCATTTGCAAACTTTACTAACTTAGGAAGTTACAACTGGGTTGGATTAACTGAAGGTGAACAATTACATTATAACAGTTTTGTACTAGTAGATTTTGTACCAACTAGTGAAAACATTTGTAAGTATTTGTTTGAATATGCTCAATCACGTATAGGTGATGTAGCAAAGGTTACTGCAGTTGAGCTGTGGGAAACTCGCAAAAGCCATTGTAGATATACAGGATAAGAAAAAAGGCAGCGTAAGCTGCCTTTTTTATTGATTACATAAATTCTTCTTTAAACTGGTCAAACAGTTCAAATGATGCTAGGTTCTTAGCTTTAGATTCCGCCATCATGTTACCCCATTCAAGATGTGTTAGTGCCCATCTGTTAATATCTTTATTTGTATAAAAATCACTATGAGCTCGTAATTTACTTTTAGAAGTAGATTCAAGTAATGTTTCCATAGTTGTCATACCAGTACGAGGTATTAATTCTGATTTTGATTGACTGTAATGGAATGTTGGTCTAACACCTTGCCAACTTTCAAGTACACCTTGTATTCTAGGATCAGATGCTTTTATATATTCGCCTGTTTTAATAAAATGATGATGTATATCAAGCACGATACCAACCTTGTCTTTCAAAGCTAACAACTCATCTAACCCTTGTTGGTACTCGTCGTTCTCTAATGTTAAGCAGTTACGCAGTTCTGGACTCATTCGTTGCCATGCAGCATCAAAACCTGCTATGCCACGTCTACCACTAACATGTACATTAATCTTAAGATCTAATTTAGACTGACCGAATCCCATAAATCTTGCCATGTCAGCATGATATTCAAGTTCTTCCAAAGATCGAGTAATGACATCATCTCTGTCGCTAGCAATGCAGACAAACTGACCAGGATGAAAACTGAGACGAATATTAGCATCTTTAGCATATTGTCCAATCTTAGATAAGTTTTGTTCGATAATTTTAATTCTTGATGGTTCTTGCCAAAAGCTGCGATATAACTCATGAGTATACATTGGAATAACATCAGACCCAATACGAACCATACGTAAGTGTTCATCTAAAGTACCTACCTTTCTAATGAGATTAGAAGTTGCTGTGAGATTTTGCATTGCAATGTCCCACAACTTTTTTTCTGCTACTTGTGTAGATTGGCGTCCTAACCATGCAACTGTAGTAGCACCCATATTTAATTCTTTAACAGATTCAAATCCAGTTTTAGTTCTATTAACATATTTGCAAGCAAATCCAATTTTTTTCACAGTAGCACCTCTTAGTTAATATAAAGTATTATAATAACATACTTGTGCAAATATTGCAAATTTATATGTATCTACTATACCTTATCTTTTTTAGGACGACCTTTTTTCTTAGTTGGTAACGGTTGTACAAGTTGTACAATTTTTGCAGGTTCAGATTTAACTTGTTTAGGGTTGGTTTTCTTAGCTGCAGGTTTAACTCCTTTAGCTACTACTGGATCTTCAACTAAGTTAACTTCTTTTAATTGTGTTGCTTTTGGTTTGCGTGTCTTTGGTTTTACATCTTCCAATTTAACTTCTTTAATGACAATACTTTCACCAATATCAGTATGTACTAAGAACGGACATTTTGATTCTACTTCAGTGTTAGTTGGTTTTCTTTTAAATAATGATTTAATAAATTTAAACATAAAATCTCCTTTTTCATATTTATAATTGGCCTAATGTCTTTAGACTACTAACTGGCATTTCCCATATTTTTCTTCGTTCAACTCCTTTTGATTGTGCAAATTTTTTAGCATCACAATTACTGCAAACATGATAGAATTGGTTAGACAATCTTGCAGGATCCATTGAACCTTTTTCACGATTAAAAATTGTACTACAACTATCACATCGTAAAATTATAATAGTTTTCTTTCGAACATATGTATGCTCTACACCTAGTTTACTAGTGCGAGCATATAATGTTGTTATGTATTCAGTAGAGATGACCATATTGTATTTACATTAAGATTATAAAATTTTTTTGATAAATACCATAAACGATATGTTCACAGAAGGGGTGTAACTTAATATGGCAAAACAGATAATTGATATCGGAGTACAAGGTAACGACGGAACTGGTGACAGTATACGTGACTCGTTTCGTAAGGTTAACGAAAACTTTAATGAAATTTATAGTATTTTTGGTCAAGGACGCATAACACTTTCACAATTAGGTGATGGAACCGAGTACGTTGGAAACCAACTTATTATGGGTAGTGCAGATGGCAGTAGACTAGCTGCTCGAACCATTATTCCAGGCACAAACATTGATATTGTTATTGCAGATAACACTGAAACAGATACTCATACTGTAACATTTTCATCACGTGCTGCAAAGATTTCGGATGATATTTCACCTGAAATTAAATTTCCACTTAACATAAATTTAAATCCGGTAGGTCGTGTTCCTGACCCAAGCCAAGAAATAGTTGATGCATTTAATCTTGTATGGGATACACAAACAACATTTGATCAATTACCAGTTAACGTTGGGTATGCTAACCGAAATTATGTTCGATTAACTGAAGATGGCACAATCGGTATAGTAGATTCAACAGGGGTAATTGTACCTGGTCCGGTTAATGCACGAAACGAACCAACAGTACCTGATACTACTAATCCTGCATATGATTCAACATTAACTGGCAACTACTTATCAACTGAAGTATTACCTCGTAAAAATGCAGTGTATCGCGGTGGTGATACAATGTCTGGTCCATTATATCTAAACGATCATCCTAAAGATTTAGCAGGAACGATTGGTGCTGATAATAAAGAAGATCTACAAGCGGCTACTGCATTTTATGTTGATAATAAAACATTTTCAAGTACTGTTAATCTATTTGTTGCAACTAGTGGCGATGATTTACAATCAAGAACTCCTGTAGGTAAAGAAGGTAGATTTTGGAATTATGCATTTAAATCATTCGGGTCTGCATTATTACACGCTGAATCATTGATATCAATTGCAAGTCAAGAACCAGGCCCTTATAAACAACGTGTATCGTATACTGTCGGGCCGGATCAA